ATTTTCCTTGTAGGGCGCTTAAAATTTTAGTTAGGGTTTCTTGCATATCCGCAATATCCTGCTTCATAGTATTTATATCGTCTGTCATAATCCTATTTTTAGCTTTACTGTTCTTGTACGCAGAGAGTGCTTGTGTATCCGTAGATAAAATGGCGCCAGTTGACGGATCTTTTTTAAATCCGTCAACATCTTGTATTGGTTGCAAGTTCATAATAAGCCTATATCTGTAGTGCGATTGCTCTGAAATCCTTCACTCTCGGTACACGCGAGGGTGTAGACGAAAGCAGTACAATTTTAATTTTAAATCGTTTGAATCCAGTATATGTCACCCCGGAAGCATCATATTGAACTTCGCCACTTGCTCCTGTGAGCGAAGCAGTTGGTATCTGATATTCATACTCTTTAAAATCATTTGTATTTTCTGAATCCGACACAATAGTTGCAGCTGTAACTTGAGTCATATTTAGCCACGTTTTATCGTCCATCTGATCGCCGTCGTCATTATTAAGCAACTTAACATATATGCTAATTGTGGCAGTAGATGGTTTATATGCAGTGATGAATACTTTCAAGTCTTCAGCATCCTGCCCTTCAGCTAGAGTTACGGTGCGCTGAATGTATCGCGCAAGCGCCGAACCTTCTGTTGTAGTGTTTTCGTTAGTTGAATCGTTGTTTATAAGATTCTCGATTGTGAAAATAGCAGCTCGATCATTATCAATTGCCGGAGAATGTCTCTTATTTGAAGCATTAGTAAGTGTTGCTATTAACTCAGCCGATTTAGAACTTGATAGGTTTAGAACTTCATTTGAACGACTTAGAATATATCTGCGTGCATCATATTGATTATTATCGTTAATTGATACACGGCGGAATGCAGTATCTCTTGCAGACGCTGACGTTGCAAATTTAGCGGTGACTGCGGTTGTAGTATCCTGAAGTTCTAGTTTACTCATGAATGGTTTAAAGGTATCAATTCTGAGATTATCAACTGAAACAATTCGTGCATCTAATCCAGTGGTCTGCCCACGGAGCCAAGTATTCGCGGTAAACGAGCCAGTTGGCACCGAAAGATGAACGATTGTGTTTGACTGAGTAACAGCATCAAAGAAGTAAACTCTACCAGCCGGAGTAGCTTGGCTACTTATAGTTGCGGTTGTACCTGTATTAGCACCCGATGCAGCAGCATATTTATAGATACTGGCACTATCTGTAAATTTAGTATCAAGTGTAACTTCTTTTACTCGGATTGTACTTCCGCTATTATAGGTGACTATGCCGTTTGCTTGTGCCGAAGTAGTATTTGCCTGCACTACAATATCACCAACATTTGCGGTAATTGCGCCAGAAAGCACAAGCGTGGTTTCGCCATTTACAACTTCGTGCACAGTTTTAAAGACGGTTGCGTTATCTGTATTTGCAAGAGTCAGATATTCTTTATCGGTGTTTTTGAATACTGCGGTGCCCGTCTGATTGTTACCAAAGTTCGCAAAGTATAGTTTGAACTTCAAGTCTTCTTCTTGTATTGCGGTCCACGTTCTATCGTTGGCCGATGCGAACAATATACCGGCAGCTGGTTGCTCAGTCACTCTATTTCCTGTAATAAGATCGTTTTCTCCAAGTCGCGCAGTCCATACAGAAACATTTGGATTTCCATCAGCTGGTTTAATTACTATAGCATAATCTACATTGTTCATCAGATATACTGGAGTTTCGAAAATGATCGGCGTTGGTGAAGTTCCGGTCGTGCTTGTATTAATATTTGCTGCGGTAACGATTACCTTTCCAAAAGGTACAATTCTGCTAGTAATAAACGCCGTAGCTGGATCACACTCACGAATTTCGATCACCACTGGCTGAGCAGAATCTTTTGCCGAAAAATAAAGATCAAGTTTAGATAGATACGCGCCAGGAATAGTACTATTAATGCCGTCGGAAACTCGGAATGTCTGAGCAATAGGATCAATTCGCGGTATAGTACTAATATCAACACGTTGCGTTATTGTTGATGTTTGAGGCGCTACTTGTGAGATAGAAATATCAATACTTCTAGTAGAAATAATAGTTCCGCGTGTTGTAACATCAAGTCCCTGGGCGCTATATGTTGTTTGAGCGCCTGTAGTCGCTGCACCGATTGTACTGCTATCAGTCACACTATCTGTAAACCGGAATACTTTATCGCCAACTGTAAATTTAAGCGCATCTTCATTTGGTATTCTGAAATTGGCATAAGCAACACCAGAAGAATTAGTAAGCAGAGCAGAACCCTCGGCCGATGTATTTGCGAATGAAGAATTCGCTGGCGAAATATAGTTACTTACGGATACACCATCAAAAAAGACATAAACCCGCGTATTTGGTTTAAGCCCCTGTCCAGTCACGTTAATATTACGTGAACGAATAAACGGAATGATATTGATATTCTGAACAGAATCGCCGAGATTAGTTTCAAGCAATTCGCCGGCATTAACATTAAGCCGTTGGCCGGTTCTCATTTGTTCTACTTGTCCAAGAACGGTCCCACTACCACTGGGCTCGTCAAAAATAAACCCGCTATTAGTAGACGTAATTCTGCCAGTATTTTGCCAACCATTCCACTGAACACCAACGAAGTTTGCAATTTCCTGAAGTGCTTCTGCGAACTGACCGAACTCAATTTGGACGGATGGCGATGTAGTAATATCCTGCCAATAATCTGTTGTTGGGTTGAGAGTTGCGGTACCAATAAACGAGTATTGAAGTCCAGCCGCGTTTCTTGTGTCAGTTGCAAATGGCTGTTCAACAGTCATGTCATGAGTCCAAGGAAGAAGAATGAGTTTTCCTGCTGCGACGGCAGACGCTGCCGATACTGCCGATGTAGCAGTAGAAGTTCCGCCAACCGCATTCGCAGATGTTGAGAATGTACCAGACACGCCAGAAATATAAAGCTTAGTTCCTACCTGATAATCGAGTGTTCCCGATGCAGCACCCTGCGTGATTGTTTCACCATTAGCGTATGCTGCGCTACTAGAAGAAATAGTTAATGAAGTGTCTTTCGACGTTGCGGTTATATTTGATGAGTTTGCTGATTGGAATTCGAGCTGAACGTCATCTAGTTTGAATGATGGTCTAAGTTCTTTTTCCTGCTTGTCAATAGCAACTCTGTATCCATCATTATAAAAATCACTAACCGAAAAATCAACAAATTGATCTACCACAATGCCGTTTTTGAACCTATCAATACCAGACGTGCTAGAAAGGAATAGATTCTTCGTATCAGATTCAAGCAGCGATAGCGAAGTATAGTATTCTAGATTATCAATTCTGCTTTCAAGACCCTTGATATCTTTCATTGTAAATCGGCGAATACGTACTGGCTCGATTTTGATTGACAGGTCGGTTCGGCCATTAGGAGCGGTTCCCGTGCTGATACGATTAGCATTTTCCTGCGGTAGAGATGGGTACGGCTTCACGTTGACTATCGCAATAGTCATACCATCAGAAGGTCCGGGCGGAATTTTAGGAAGAAGATCTGGCGTGCCCTTTACCGCCCGGAATTTACCGTCGGCAGTCACAACGATTCTGTCTTTTCGTGGAAGATAATAATCAAGATCTGTGATAAAGTCTTCGTTTGGAGCCATAAACCGCAGGCCGCCAGATGGCTCAGCAATTGTGGTTGATGTGGCTGGCGTTCGCGACATGTTTGTTAGTGTTGTCACGTTATTTGCAGTGTCCACAATACGCGGCCGAATATCAATATGATTTCTAAGATCATATCTAATTCCAGAAGTCAAGGAAGTATAAATCGGAACTTCGCCTGTAGCGATGGCAGTGGTATTTGCTGTATTCGCGTCGTCAATTGGATAAGAATCTATCGAGAAATAACCAACCCCAGATGAAGTGTTGTGAGTGAAATAATCGAATTTCACCAGATACACATTGCCGTTTGCAACCGCGTGTGTTGCATTATGTTTCAGTTTAAGTTTAGCATGATCGTAGAAATTGTCTCGCATACCAGTATCAAAATCAAACTGGTTGGTTATGTCCGTCCCTTGGCTTGTAGTAGTGAAAACGGCGTTACCTGTTTTAACGCGCACTTCTTGTAGATTAAACCCGTCTGAAACTCCAAGATTCCATGGGCCGGCCGTTGTACCAGATACTGACACGTTTATTTCAACATAGCGACTTGACTGAAGATTCTTAGCAATTTCTTGTCCATCGACTTTTTTCAGCTCAGTTACAATAGATGCCGCGACTGTTGCTGCCAGTGTTTCTTGTATGTCAATAGTTGCGCTTGTTGTTGAATTGATAGTAACTGAGCGAGCAGTGCCATCACCACCATAACCGTTCAGAGAAATAACCTGTCCGGGCTGGAATGCTTTGAATACCGTAGCACCAGATGTCGTACCAGTTGAAGTTCCAAGCCCATAAACACTAACTGAAGTTGCTCCAAGAATACTTGACACAATAAATGTATTTGCTATTCCCTGAAGTTTAAGCACATCGCCAACATTATATTTTGTAGTTGCCGATGTTAGGCCCGTGATTGTATTGGCACCGGTAGCTTTCGCGGCAGTTGTATCACGGGCCGTTGCGCTATTGGCAGTTGCTTCAAGTACAACCAAGAAGTTTTCACGTTCTTGTGTATCATTAAGCGCACCGACTGAGAACGGAAACTGCTCATCAGTCAACCCAGTTGTAGCAGTAACAGTGCCATCGGCCGCGATTGTTACTGAAAATTCTTTTTTGAAGCGAAATTCGTTGTCGATAACGCCAGAAGTATCTCTAAGACGTTTAATATTCTCCGCTGGTATGTTAAATAGCGACCTATTAAAGGCCGTTTCATTGAGTATAGCACTATTAGCAGTCAATACAGTGTCAGCAAACCCATCATGAGACGCGTCGTCAAAATAAATTGACCGAACATAACTGAAACTGTTTGCGGTCATATTGATATCATAAAGATACATATTATATTGACCGGTCGCCGCTGCCTTTGTTCCGCTGCTATATTCGAGCGCGCGAACTCGTGCTTCACCAATCTTAACCCCAGTCGGCGATCCAGATGAAAGTTGACCAGATGAAATAGCATTCTGTGCAGTACTATAAAGAGATACTCGGTCGTGCCCGTTAATATCCCAAGTACCCACTAGTTCGTCTACTGGAGTATAGTTACCATAATTTGCGGGTATAGAAATTTGAGTGATAGAATTAACATCAGTTGCTTTGTCAATAGTCACGTGATTGGTGGTTAGGTTTTCTATCTCGTATCCACGTACGTATGCTTTGCCGGGCGCAACATCAACGACAAGCTTATTTACGTCTCCGCCGTTTGCAAGTGTATAAACTCCACCATTATTTGCAGAATCAAGGTGTTCTCTGATACGAGAAGTTAATCCGTTAACGATATAGTCTCCGGACTCATCATATGTCCGTCTGGCAATATAGTCATTGATAACGGAATAGACCGGCTTATCTGTCTTGAATTCTATATTACCATCTTTAAGTCGAGTACGCTCAATGAAGTTTGTAGTTGCAGTATCAGTAAGTAGCTTTTTATCAATGGTCGCAACGAGTTTAAGACGGTCGGCACCAGGCGCAATATAGTTGTATGCGCCTCTAGCAGGATCGAGCAGAGTAGAATCGACTGTTGATGTTACAATAGACTCGACTATATTATAACCAATTCTATAATCAACATTCGCGGAGTACCGCCCGACGATTGTGTTCGCTGCATCAAACCGAATAAAATTGTCCTTAGCGTACAGTACGCCAGCGCCGAACGAAATTCGCGAACCAGTTCCCGCCACATTAGTTGTCTGAACACCCTCTGTCGCTACATTTGCTGTATGTCCGCCGCTTGAAGTAAGAACTTCACCGCTAGAAAACGTTGCTGTAGTTCCAAGAGAACCGGAACCAGTATAGCGAATATAGAGAGTTTTTGTGTTTGGTGTTGCCGCTTCGGATCCAGTAAGCGCGTCCACAACATATGCAGTTACGCCGGTTGTTCCGCCTGTGATTGTTTTACCGATAAATACAGCGGTATTAACAGCGAGCCCAGCCGAACTATCACGAAGTTTAATATACGGAAGAACTCGATCATAATTCATTTCTCCGCCGCGGACAACACTTCCTTCTGAGAAAATATGTTCGGCGAAACGATCAAGCTGATTCTGTTGAATAGTCTGCATTTGAGTAAGTTCGCGGGCCTGTACTGCCTGACCTGGGCGGAACAAGATTCGGTGGAAGTTTTTACCCTCAGAAAAATCGTCATAATACGGATCAGCATTTAAATTCGTATCTAATGACTGTGTATTTGCAAGTGACATTTAATATCCTTAGAATCTTACTATGATTTTGAAATCTTCGGTTTGGTCAGACGCTCGTTGAATTGGTGATCGGTTCTCAATATATATAAGTTCGCCAGAATACTTTGTTAGAGACCCATGAGAGATAGAAGAAATTAGCCCAGTTATTCCGCTTGTATTGCCAGTAATAATATCTGATGTAGTAAATACTGCATTCGTACTTACAACTTTAAGCACGCCCGCTGTATTAGCTGAATTAGTATTTGCAAAAACTAATACCTGCGCCTGAGCGCTAGTAACATCTCCAACAATGAGTTCATCGAGTATCCATCGGCCTGCGCCAGAAACGTTGGTCAGTGTTAGTTTTGTTGTCTGATCGTATGAAACTCCATTAGCAACTGCACTGGTAGAAGCTAATAGTGGATCTTTTATCACACCGAATGTTCTAAAGTCATTAGCTACAGGGAACGTGTTGGATACTGTATTCGCGGTCTGAATACTCATCATCACGTAATGGCCGCCAAGTTCTTTAATAGGATCTGAGCCATGGCCGCCGAGTGGAGATATCGCAGCTTTAACAACTGCGCCAGAGCCAAACGAAGTATTAGCAAGTATAGTGACGGTCGCCTTAGAATAACCAGACCCCTGCGTAATCATAGTGACGGAATTTACCGTATTGCTTATTGTGACGTTCGAGTATGCAGTTGCGCCAGTACCGTCGCCCGTAATGATAACCGATGGGCTAACAATATAAGTCGATGACGTATTCGGCGTAATACTCAATGCGCTAACCATGGTAATTGTTCGCGTTGATCCAACATAATCAACAATCTTCTTTGCTTGTCCAGACCCTAGACCGGCCGAAATAAAGACTGTAGAATTATTATAGATGTTGTCGATAGCAGAAGCCGTGTTTGCCAAGTTGAGCACTGTATTCGAAGTCACCGTCACAAATGTACCATTCGTTGAAAGATACCCAGCGCCTGGAGTACGCACATCAATAATTTCTATAGATCCA